GGATGGTGACTACGTGTACGTCGTTTGCATCAAGTATCCGACATCGGCGTAGAGCAACTTCTCTTGCAGCTGCTGGCGAACGCGAATCTTTGTGCCGCGGATCTCAGGATCGCGATAATCTTCGACATATCCGTTTGGCAAGCTACCATCGAGCGCCCAGTGGAACGTCCGGCCAAGTCCGATCTCCCGAAGGTCTCGCGTCATTGCCTTCTTATAAAGCAAGCAATGTGGCCCCCAGATTTGCTCCGGCGCGAATGCAGCGTTCGGGTTGGCGCCGTCTTTCGTTCCGCCGGCCACAATAATGTTGCCGATCTGTAAGATCTCGGCGACTTGCGATTTGGTGATACGGCCCGCCCGGTCCGGGTCGCCCGATCCTTGGGCGTGAATCCGTTCACGGATCTGGTCCGTCCGGATTAAGTGCAGCCAGGTTTTCTTGTTCATCACCATGCTGTCGGGCCAAATGCCGCTGTTGTCGTAAATGGCCATCATGCCCGTCAGCACGTCGTCAATAGGCGTTGCGCTCGTGTAGTCGTCCCAAGCATTGCTCAGGACAACACCGCGATTTTGGCCGGGAGCGAACGTCACGGTGTCGAACGCGATTCCAGCAATCCGTTGTTCGCAAGCCGTCATGAGTTGGTTGTTGATACGCATCGTCGTAAACGCTTCTTGTTCGAAATAGCTTCGGTACGCGTTCTTTTCGAAGTCGTCAACCGGAGCCTCAAGACCATGCTCAATTGTCTTCCAACTGTCCTCAGTGAAAGTGGCATCGTCTTGCGCGTAGGCCGAACGTGGCGCCCGCTGATATTCGTACCCGGGCGGTGAAGACGCTGCATTCGCGTGACGCTTCAGCAATTGCTTGGCTTCAACTCGACCGAAGGTTCCGGTAAATAGCTGAACCTCGCGAATCGGAAGCACTTCAAAGCCGACCATTGAAGCCATGTTGGCAACAAGGTTGAACTCGTAGAGCGTATCGGCCAAGTCGGGCCGCGCTCGTTCGGAGCCTGTTTTTGGATATGGCATTTTTCATTGACCTCAGAATTGATTCGTTGTGTTAATCAGGAGCGATGCGAAACAGCTCGGGCGGACTAATCGAGCTTTGCGATTTCCAATTCGTGCCCTGGAGCAGCTGTGTTTAGGGCGATGAAACCGCCAGCACCAGCTGCCCAACCTCCCGTGACGGGGATAACTTCATCGCCGGCATCAATCGTTGAAACACTTCCGTTCAACACAGTGCGGGTGATGTCATACATGTTGACGGTGACAGGTTCGCCCTCGAGCGACGGGCGTTCAAGGTGACCAATCGCTCCCGTCGCTTCAGATGCGGTCGTGAGCTCCATGCTGGCATTGAGTTCAACGCGAACAAATCGTTGCATTGCTGAACTCGCGATGAACGTTCGTTGGTGGTGTCTTACTTCTGACATCTTTGTCTTTCCTTTGAAATCTATTCGTGTGAGAGAAACACGCCGTGAACGTCGCGCTATCGACTGCTCTGCGCGTGCTCCGGAGGCACGTAGGCTTCGTTCATCGCTTCACGAAGGCCTGGGTTATCACGGTCGACGATGGAAGTCGCTTCAATCCGATCCACGCCTCTGTCGGTGAGCTCTGCGATCTTCTGCGTCCAGGCTGCACGAGCGTTTTCGCCTCGCCATCCGCCGGTCGCCGCATCGCCGTTGCTCCCGCCACCGTTGTCTTGGTGGACGTCGTTACCCGGCAGCTGTTGCTGCTGTTTTGATTTTGCTTCCTCGGCTTCCTTTTCAGCCTTGGCCGCGCTGGCTTTGGCCTCTTCGACCTCAGCGTTGGCTTTTCGAACCTGTTCGTTCTGCTCGACGATGAACGCCGTTTGGGCAGATTGAACCGTGGCGTTCGCCTCAAGCTGCTTCAACAAAAAGTCGGAGCTGGCTCCGGGACAAGCCGCACGTAGTTGTTCGATGGTTGCGGCCGTCGGTTCGGTCTTGTTCTCACTCATCGTGACCTCTCGTTTTCGTGGGTTAGCAACGGCCGACAATGCACTAATCGCTTCCGAGATCGTGCCGACGCCGTCAATTAGTTTCAAATCCATTGCGTGCGACGCGAGATGCACGCGCCCGTCCGCAACCTGTCTCACTTGTGCCAAGCTCATGTCGCGACCTGTCGCAACAGCATTCAGAAAGAGTTCGTTGCTATCCGTGATCAACGATTGCCACTCTTCAATCTGTGCTTCGGTAACTTCCGATCCGAAGGCTCCAGCACCTTTGAACTTCCCAGCTCGGATCACATGTGCCTTGACTCCCATCTGCCCCATGCGCGAGCTGACGTCGTAGACAACCATGAATGTTCCGATTGATCCAACCATCGCCGGCAAGTTGGCGGTGACTCGGTCGGCTTGGCTCGCGACGTAGTAAGCGGCGGATGCGCCAAGATCTTCAATGAACGCGTGGACTGGCTTGCTGTTGGCATTGATATCCGCGACGTCGTCGGCAAGTTCTTTAGTGCCGGCGACGGTGCCACCCGGGCTCTCGATCGCGAGCAAGATCCCGCGAACTTCTGGGTCGCTTGCTGCTTCCCGCAATTGACGACGCAATCGGACGGTGCCACCGCCAGAAAGCGAGCTTCCTCGCTTCGTCATCGTTCCCGTGATCTGCAAAACGACGATGCCATTTCGGTCCACGCGGTAAGACGCTTCACTTCGCAGCGCCTGCTGTTCTCGCTGCAAGTGAACGTGAGCTCGCAAGTCGAACCCGGTCAGACCTTGCAGCATTGGAACGAACCGATGAGCGCAAACTGCCCACGGCCCGAAATACTGATCGATATGAGTCAGGCCCAGCTCGGCTGCGTTACCCTGAATCTCGACTTCAATCGGTTGATGCTGGCTGCCGTCGCTGTGTTTCTCCAGCTCGGCCTGCAGGTCTTCGTTGGTTGTTGGCATCGTTACTACTTCCGTCATCTTGGGGCAGCTTCATCTGGAAGCCGACCGGCAAATCGAAACTCACGATTTCACGCCAGCTAACGCGATCTTCTGGATCGACACCGACGTTGAGCTCTTTGGCTTTCTCCATCGCCTTCTTGATTCCGTAGCCGCGATCTTCAACGGTCTCGTCCATGATGGTTTCCCATTCGAGACTGTTTCGGAGAAGAACACGGCGCGGGCTGTTCTGCCCGGTCTTCATCTCGACGTAGTTGGCCTGAATGTCCTTTTCAGGTTCGATGTAGGGCCAACGTGGGAAATGCCACGTGTGCTTAAACAGGTCCGTCCCCATCGAGTCGAGTCGTGTAGCAAGGCCTCGGTCCTGTGCGATCCATTGGCGAAGCTTCCAGCGGTACACGCGCGAGTGGAAACGCTTGGCGAGCTCTCGCTGGAAGTCCTTGAATCGCAATTTGGCCTGGTCGAATGCACCTCGCCATCCTGAGAAATTCGTCTCGGAGGCGTCCATCAAGAACAGGATCAACGGCAAGTCCAGGTTGACCGCGATGAACGTGAGCAGCATTCGCGAGTGGTCGAAGAATTCCGCATTCGGAACCCCTGGCGAAAAGCCCTGAATCGTCTCTCCTGGCTGGCCGTAGATCTCGGCGCCGGGATGCAGATGTGTCGCCTGCAGTTTCTCGTAACCAGGACGCTGAAGGCTACGAACCTTCTCGACATCCTTCGGCATTACCGGCTCTGCGTCGACGTCGAAGTTGTGAACGATCGCGAAGTACGAGCACAACTGCTGTTGGATCATCTTGGCATACTGCACATCGTCGTGCATGCCGGCCGTGACCATCACGGGCGCGAGCGGTGTGACTCCGCGGCTTTGGCTGTATCGCTGCGGGCAGTAGACGTGGAAGAGATTCCGTTCGTTGCGCTGCGTTCGCGAGTCGAACTGGTATGCGTCGATCGGAAAGAGATCGTTGTGCGTGAACCGACGGTAGTTGTTGATCCCGTCGTAATCGGTCTTCGTCATCCAGTAGCGGTGACGACGGCCGCTTGGCAGCTTTTCGACGCCAAGCACAATGTCGTTTCGATTGGATCCACGACCCGACCGAAATGAGTACTCCGGCGATCGGCAACGATGGGCCTCGAAGACCTGCATTTGACCGAGTCGCGTTGGCGAAAACATGATGTCGCCACTTGAGAGGATGTCCCCGGTCGCACAACGCTCGAACGCATGGAAGTCAAATTCGCCTCCGACGTCGATCAGTTGCTCGTCGCCGGTCTCATCATCCCAGCGTTTCTTCAGCGAGCGGTTGAGTTCCTTGTCCGGCGTCTCTGGCTTGAGATTGAAGCCGCCTTGGATGACGTTCTTGACGAACGTCCGTACACCTTGGCCAACGATCTGATCGTTTCGTGTGATGTGCCGGCCGAGCTCCACCATGTAGTAGAAATCGTTTTGATTCCGGTAATGGAAGTCGCCGCTACTGCCTTGCTGGTGAATCCCTTGCGGCGCTTTCAAGAATCGCGACTCTTTCGAGGCAACGTAGTCGCTGCGGAGGTCAAGCCAGTCCTGCTGGAACGTGGACATGGCCCGTAACGCTGATTCATGAGAGTACTCGCGTACACTGGAGACCATGCTAGTAATCTCCGTCAACGTACTGAGAGTTGGGCGCGAGCGTGCGCCGGTAGACGATCCGGCCGCCGGTGGCACTGTCTTCTTCGACTTCGCGTTTCGATATCCACCTGTCGGCACGGTCGATCAGCTCTTCGTATCGCTTGAGCTGAAAAGAGACGTTTTCAACGCCTAGCCGGCTGACTTGAGATGGCAACAAGACGATGAGCTGCTGGAGTGCTTCAACATAGAGTCGCGCATCGTCGATCGATTTAGTCGATCGATATCGTCCATACGTCACTGCGTTGGACTTGGCATCGCGAATCGCTTGGCTGTCGGCGGCGTCTGGCATGCCGACAATGATTGCCTAAGAACCGAAGCTGTAAAGATAGATACGGTGCATACGGTCCATACGGTGAATCCGGACAATCCGAGCCGTCCGGAGCGTCCGAGGGCTTGACGAAACTCACGTAGCGTGCAGTCGCACCTCAGATAGTTCGCGTTCGCGATAAAACCAATCGTCGAAATCGTCAATGATGGAGAATCGATTCTTCAACGGCATAACACGTTTCGGTAAT